GAGAAAGAGATAATTTTGTGATAGTTTTTAATTCTTTTATAATCTCATTGATTTCGCAATCCTTCGAAGTATACTTAGCGCCATCCTCATCTACACCTTCAAAAAAATTAACAGATTCTGCTTGGTCAACAAAAATAAATATACCTCCTAGAAGTGGTGAATTGACCTGTAAGTTACCATCGACATCAAATATTGGCATCAGCAAATTTGCAATTTTTGTACCCTGAGAAAAGTTAACTTTAACCTCATTCCCATTTACAACTTTAATAAAGTCAAAATTAATTGACTTAGGTTCTGTAAATTCAATAGAAGTTTGACCTGAAAGCAAATCTCTATCAGGATAATAAATCAAACAGTATCCACCTTTATCAAAAAGCTTTTCATGAAGTTCTTGATCTGTTTTTCTTTCCCAATCAGGGCCAAAAATAAAATTCATTTTACGCAGAATTAAATCGTGCATAAATTTATTTTGAATAACTTTAGTTTCTGGGTCAGGCCCATAAAGATTCCACGCTTCTCTAATTTTATTTAAAACTTCGAAATCAGAACCCGTCTTCTCTTTAAAAAAATATTTAGCAGCATGGGCAACTGTTCCATCTACGCTTTCAGCTTGTCTAAAATTGCCTATTCTGATGCTTGTATCTTTTTCAAAAACCACAGCAAAATCTGACGCACTTAAAGAGCTTTCATTAGGAAACACTGCATGAAATCCATGCCACTCCGAAGTGTGAACATTGTAATTAAAACCTTTCGATACGGTTCTGAATCCACGCCTTGTGGACAAATCAGGGGACAAAAAAGGTGATATCCCATCTACCAAGCTCAAAAAGTTTAATTTACCTTGTAAAAATCTACCGCCACCTTTTCCAAAAGTGGATACACTAGCCCCCTCATCATTTAAGTTACTAAAGCTATCTATTGTTAGAGAAATGTTTTGTAATTCTTCTATAGGTTGCTCATAATCAATATCAACTTCTGAATCTAAAGCTATAGAAACAGGAGTATCATCTAAATATATGCCCCTAGATGTGTAATTGTCTGGTAAAAGATTACCTTTATTATCTACCAAACCTTCAATAGGGCCATCAGAAATAAGATCTAGAGTCTCAAGGAAGCTAAAAGAAGCGCCAAACTGAAAATCTCCTATCTTAGGAGGGTTTAAAACCGCAGGTTTTACTTCGGGTTTTTTACTTCCCGCCCCATGTAACCTTTTTTTTCTGGATAAGTGATTCATTTTCTTAAATAGATGCATCTGAAATATCAGCTTCAAAACCTGCTCCCCCTACTGTCATAGCAGATATGGTATCCACCGTTTGAGGTATTGACTTTACAGAAGACTGAATAACGCTAGAACCCACCTTCAATCGACCGTAGCCAATAGGTAAAGGAGAACCTTGAGATGTGAGATTTATTTGACTACTGTTAAATGTTAAAGAGCTTTCTGACCCACCAACAGTAGACTCTCCCCCGTCAATAACCCCCGGGTCCATTAAAGCATATTGTATAGCCGTACTAGCTAGCATAAATAGGACTGACAATCCAAAATCAGCAGAACCAACAATAAAAGGTACAAAATCTATCTCTTGTGGATTTTTATTGTTTAAAAACTCTTCTTTGTTGAGTCTTTTCTTATTAACTACCAGCTCGTAAGAAAATCCCTGTTTTTGAAGATCTATAACAGCTTTTCTAAAGCCTTCCCTATTAGAATCAATAGCCCTAATAACATCTCTAGGCTTGTTAATTTCCATTTTAAAGACTTCGCCATATTTTTTGGCTAAAATCCCATGTAATCTAATAGTTGTCATAGTCTTCCTTAAACCTGTTGAGTATATTTACATCTGTTTCTAGATTTTGTGGCTGATAAAGATTAAATTTTTTAGTTTCAACGCTATATATTAGGAAGGGTATACAACAAGTATCTGACATTTTTACGTCAAATTCAGATGGATTCTCGTCTCCTTCGATATGGCTATGATAAACAGCTAATAATTCATAAGACTCTTTAAATATTAAATAGTTTAAAGGGTCTATCATAAAATGCTGAACAGGATTTTCAGATATATTTTTTTGATGCTGAACGACATACTCCTCTTTTTCTTTATTAAAACCCAAAAAACCACAAACTTCTATATAATCGTTAGATTCTGAAGTGTCTACAATATTTTGAAAAGCTTTTTTAAAATTCATATTTTGTTGTTTCCAAATTTATAGTCATACCCATCCGTCCCCGGGAAAGCCCCAAACGGCAACACATAATCAGCATTTTGGTTAGGGACAAAGTCTTCGAATGCAGCTTGAGAATATTCAATTGTCCTTTTCTCAAATCTAGCGTAAGCGCTATTGCTTCCATTTGCATATAAGGGGTAACCCGTCAAATGATAATCTCCAATATGCTCATCCAACAAAACCCACTCATTACTATGTAAGCCCGTATTCATATCATACCAAGCTACTAAATCACCGTCACCTGTTAAATCCTCTAAATAACCAGTAGCTTCGTTGTATCTAGTGGGGACATAATTAGAGTATTCATCAACTCTTTTTTGTAGTCCGTTATCTGTTAAATAATAATCCTGCTGAGAAATAGCTTTATTAGTCGCTAAACCTATAATTTCATCATTATTTAAAACTCTTCTCCATATACATGATTGAGCTATATCCCCAGCAAAACAAGTTCTATCATTAAATATAGTATTACTATCAGCAAATAAAGAAAAGAAATCAGCTCCAATGAAAGCTGTAGAATCAATAACCCTCCTTTGTAAAAAAGATAAATTACCATACTGATCTCTTTCAGGATTCACTAAAATTTCTATTTTATGCACCCCATCTAAAATAGAAGCTCTAAAAGCCAAAAAGTAAAATTTATTTTCATCTGCAAATCCAGCTTGAGCTTTGTGGGCTGTGGAGTGAGTTCCGCTAGATTTTATGGTGGCAAAATCCAAGTCTAAACCCTCTCCATCTTTAGAAAAGAATAGGTTAGCTCTAATATTGCCATTAACACTCCTAGAGCTATCAACTGAGAAATCAAAATTACTATCTCTTTGTAAAGTTTGTGTCGCAAAAATAGATGGATTGGATGTAACATCAAAACCATCAGCAGTCTGTCTGGAACCTCTAGCCCACAAAGTAACAGTCCATTGAAATGGAGATTCTGTATTAAAAGGATAACGCACAGCAGAGTCGTCACTATAAAACAAAGCTGCGAGACCTCTGCCTAAATGCATATAATCAAACGAAGCTGAAGAACTGCCAACAAAAATTTTCTTTAGACTGGTACTAGAGAAACGTTTTTGACAAGCTTCTATTTTTTTTGTACAACCATCTTTTTGCCAATAGGAGGGGTTATCTTCGGGACTTTGGTTTCCAGAGTGAGATTTAACACATACATACCAGATTTTGTGATAAATTGGATCATTAACTACATTCCTATCAATAATTACATTTTTATTTTCTAGGTAAACTGCATCTCCAGCAGAATAAGCTTTATTAGATTCATAGAATTTATCTTCAGAATCGAACTCTTCATTTATATTCAATCCTACAGGAACACCAGAAGCATCCAAAAAAGCCTCTCCGTTATCTTTTTCTATTGGTTTCCCGTTGTATCTACAACCCAAACCTCTATACTGCCAATAACAATATTTAGCGTTTACAGTTCTGTGATTAACATCAAAATTATCCAAGTCTAAAGGCAAATTCAACTCAAATTCAACAAAAGATTTATTCTCTTGAATTTTTTGCCCTATTAAATACTTTTCTTCTGAGATTTCTGATTCTGAGTTAGCTAAACCAAAAGGGTTTGATCCATCAAAATTTGAATCGTCTAAATGTTTTACGAAAACCTTCTTCCTGTAAAGTTTGGCGTTTTTAAAATCTTTATACTTCTCCAAAAAATAGGTGATAATTTTATCTACATTAGATATTTTTATTTTAGGTCTAGGTAAGCTACCATCAGCAAAGACTCCGAAACCTTCAGATTCTACGGGGATCGGTATATATTGAATACCTTGCCAAGTCACATTACCCCCAAAAACAGAACCTCCATGAAAAGTGAAAAAAGTTGAAGGCGCATTCGTTATATCTGGGTATATTTTGTATAATTCTAGTATAGCTGTTGGTTGCAAATCCAACAGACTTCTCGCTACTTCATTTTTACCTTCAGCCGCCATATTTAATATTACACCTTTTCTCTTATTATAACCAGTATAAATGATAATTAAACATTTAATAAACCAAGAAGACGCTTGGATCGACTTCAAAGATTTTTGCTTCAAATCTAAACCTTTTAATGCATTCTGCTTAGGCTCTAGAACAATGAGAGAACAATCAATAAGGAAGTATTTTAATAACTTTTGCTCAGAATGCCAAATTTACACAGCTGAAGATAATGGTGATAATATACTCTACATTTTCAATAAAGAGTGTGACAACTTCAACATGATTCAATTCATATTTTCTAAGAGGCCCAGATATTTGAAAAAGACATTTGAAGCTGCATACGCCATAATGGATCATATAAGAACAGACAATAACAAATATTTTGCCTCCGCAATCAGAAGAACATTTAAAGTTGATTCTTATAAAAAATGGATTGATAGATACGACAAAAGAGCTATAATATTAAATAATGAGGACGAGACCGTCCTATGGTATAATAAAGAAAAAATGGAAAAAACCCTTAAAGTTATAGGAACAAATGACGTTAGTCAGCACCTACAAGATAAAATCGTTAAATACGAGATTATTAATGTAGAATCTGGAATAAACGCCTGTGTGACTCAAATCTCTATTGACGACGAAAAATATCTTTTTGATTGCAAACGCATCTCATTAAGAGAAGGGAAAGGCATTATTCAAGGTATGATTTCTGACGATAAGACATTTGTAGCAAACATAGTTTTAGAATTTAACCCATAAAATGAACCAAGAATTAGTAAAATATCGTGTTTACGATAAAAAAGGAGAATATCACCATTCTTACACATCTAAGAATGATGCGATTAATTGCGCCAAATATGTTTCTGGCTCTGTAAAAAGTGTAAAAGATGACGAAGAGAAAGAAGTTTTTAACGCTAAAAAAGTAAAAAAATGATATCTCTAGTCAAATCTGTCTTAAAAAGCGTTGAACTGTACCTAATGCTCAGGAATAAGTTAGCTTTTTTCGAAATCAAAAACCAACACAGAAAAATAAAAAATGAACTCATTAATGAAATTGAAGAATTACGCGCTGCTGGTGATAGTAACTCCTCTGATCGGGCTGACCTCTTGCGGAAACGACTCAAGTCCGAAAACAACGACTTTGAACATATATCAACCGTCTTCCTTGAAGCTAAAGGCGGGAACTCCAGTTCAGACTCAGGAGGGAATATACACTCCCCCGACTGATGAAGTTTGGCATTCTGACGCTCGATACAGAAAATTAGAAAGAGAACTTTTCGATTAAACAAAAAACGGCATCCGTTATGGATGCCGTTTTTATTTATGTGTAGATGTTTATTACCTTCTTTTTCGCTGTAAAAGAAGTAGTAATCCCAGTCCTCCGAATAAGCTTGAGCTGAGTTCTGGTATAGGTTT